ATCAATTATCCCCCAGGACTCCCAGAAGGGTCCAGGAAGGGCCAGAAGCAGACCGACAAGGCTCGGGTACATCCTGAAGGTTTCGTGCTTCCACGGTTGGAGACAGGGCCACCACGGGGGACATTCGCTAGCCATGGTCCAGCGGCTCGGGAGTGGCTTGCGTCGGTGTTTGGGGTCAAGCTTCGAGGCTGGCAGGGGTACGCGATCGACCGGGCGCTCGAGTATGACGTCGAGACCGGCGAATTATGCTGGCCGATTGTCGTACTCACGGTTAGTCGCCAGAGCGGCAAGTCTGTTCTAGCTCGAGCGATCTGCATGTGGCGGCTACATCATGCGGAACTTTTCGGAGAAGTCCAGACAATTATCAGCGTGGCAAATAAAAGAGCGACTGCGCTCGAGATCATGCGCCCGGCTGGAATCTGGGCGGTGGAGAAATACGGCAAGCAGGCAGCACGCTGGGGAAATGAGCGGGCAGGCATTGAACTACCGACCGGCGACCGATGGCTTATCCATGCGGCCAACGATTCCGCTGGTGTGGGATTCTCGATCAACATGGCATTTCTCGACGAGGCCTGGTCGATCGACAAGAATATTTTTGAATCCGCTCTCGAACCAACGATGGCGGAGAGATTAAAAACTCAGAGCTGGCTGGTGAGTACGGCAGGGGATTCCGGGTCAGATCTCATGGCGTCATATCGTCAGCTCGCAATCGACCGCCTCGGGTCCGATGATCCGGGCAACGTCCTACTGCTCGAGTGGTCGGCCCCGCCGACTGCTGACCCAGATGATCCCGAGACCTGGAAATTTGCCAGCCCAGAATGGAACGAAAAGCGCCAGGCCTTTCTCACCAAAGCCCACGGCAATATCGAGCAGTCATCCTGGCTCCGTGAATATCTGAATTTGTGGGTGCCTCGAGCAAACCATTGGTTGAAGGATTCCTGGTGGAAGGAAACCACCAGCGCCGAGCCTCTGCCCGAATCAGCCACGTGGTCGGTCGCCGTGGAGTCTGACTTCGATGGAATGGGCCACGCCGTAGCGATCGCGGCCCCGCTCGAGGATGGCCGAGTCGTCGTCAGGGCGACCACTCACCGCACGATCAAGGATGTGGACATACGGCTAGGGGAAATCCGCAAGGATCACCCCAACATATTTATACAGGTCACACCGGGCTATGTGGACAGGCTTCAGGAGCGTTTCGACGAATTGGTCGGACAACGTGAGGCCGCAGCTGCAACCCAAAACATCCTCGACCTATTCGACCGGCGGGCAATCCTGCACGAAAACTCAGAGACCCTCCTCGAGCATTTCACCCAGTCGAATATCTCCAAGCGTCAGGGCGGCTGGGTCATGTCTGCCCGGATGGGCCATGGCGGAGTGTATGCGGCAAGGGCCGTCATGTTTGCCGCTTACCAGGCGAGCAAGACCCCGCGGCCGATGGCACGCATCCATACACGCCGACGCGCATAAACCGCGAAAAGCGCGAACACTTGCACTCGGTGTGCTATAGGCGCGACAATGACCCCGTGGCGTTTCCCCGTTCACTAGCGATCGTACGGAACCAGGCTCGAATCCAGGAAGCGGCAGCGCGAATGGAAGCCGAGCCGGTTCCGTACGTTCGCGACATCTCAGGCGACATCCTGGGCATGATCCAAGGCCTGAACACTTACGCCACCACGATGAGCGTGGCCCTTCAGGTGCCAGCCTTCACTAAGGCCCTCAAGGTTTACACGCATACGATCTCGGCTTTCCCGCTGAAGGAATACATCGGCAAGGATCAGGTAGTCGCCCGTAATTTCCTGGTGCAGCCCGACCCGGTAACCACCTACGGCGCGCTCATGACTCGCACCGTTTCGGACCTCCTGACCCGCGATGTGGCTTACTGGCATATCACCGCCCGCGCCTGGGACGGATTCCCGACAGCCGTCGAATACATGCCCTACGACCAGATTTCATTCACCCCATCAGCTGACGCCTCGATGGAAGTTTTCCCAAGCCTTGGCCAGATTTACTGGAACGGCGTCGCAGTACCCATGCGGGACATCATCCGCTTCGATGGCGACGGCCTGGGCGGATGGCTTCGCACAATGGCCTCCGCCGTCAACACAGCCGCAGCCCTCGAGGCCGCTTGCCTCCGCTATGCCGAATACCCGACGCCCAACGTCATCCTGAAGAACTCGGGCGCCGATTTGCCAGCCTCCGTGGTTGACGATCTCCTCGAGGCCTGGGAGGCGGCACGTACCGCCCGGTCAACCGCCTACCTCAACTCGACGATCTCGACCGAAACTATCGGCGGATTCTCACCCAACGATATGCAGCTGACAGACGCTCGAAACGCCTCGGCTATCGCTATCGCTCGGCAGGCTAACCTCGACGCCCAATGGGTCAACGCCTCGACCCAAGGCTCGAGCCTCACGTACTCAAACCGCACCGACCTCTACCGTCAGCTGCTCGACCTCAGCCTGACCCCCGTCATGCGTTTTATCTCCGAGCGCCTCTCGATGAACGATGTGACCCCTCGAGGACACACCGTGGCATTCGATACCTCGATCTTCCTGAAGGCGAATCCCTCAGAAATCACCACGCTCATCAACACGCTCCGCCCGCTCGATGTCATCAGCATCGACGAGGCTCGCGACCTGCTCGACCTGCCGGACATCATCACCGCCGATCCCGATATGAGGCCATAATGCAGACCACCGAATATGCCGCCGAACTCGTCGTCGAAATGCGCGAGGATGCCGATAATCCCGACATTGCTGGTCAGGGCTACGGCCGCGCCGTTCCCTACGATGTAGAAACCCGCATCGGCAATGTGCGCGAGTCATTCGGCCCGGATGCTTTCGATCCCGAGGATGTCATCGGCAAGCCTCTTGCCTACCGTCACGGCGAGCCGATCGGCGTTATCACCGCAGCCGAGAACAAGTCCGACGGGCTATACATCGACTTCAGCATCGCCAACACCGCGATGGGCAGGGACGCGGCCACGCTCATCCGCACATCCGCCGCACGTGGCTTGAGCGTGGGTTTCAACCCGTCAGAGTCGGTCTGGAATAAGGCCCGAACCATTGTGAAGCACACCAGAGCCGCCCTGGCAGAGGTGTCAGTCACTCACCTACCCGCTTACGCCACCGCAGGCGTTAGCGCGATCCGAGAGGAAGAGTCAATGTCAGTCGAAACCGTCGAGGTGGAGACCGCCCCGGCGGCATCCGCAGACATTCAGGCCCGTGAGGCCATCGCCCAGGTCCGTGAGCAGCTCGCAGCCGTCGAGGCCCGCAGCTTCACCTCCGAGGCACCCCATCCGCTCGAGCAATACCGCTCGTTCGGTGAGTACGTCAAGGCCGTTTACGTTGGAGAAGAAGAGCGCACGCTCGACCTGTCCACCCTCGCAGACGCACCGGGCCTTGTCCCGCCCGTCTGGTGGCGCGACATCCGCGGCGTCCTCGATCGTGGCCGCCCATGCATCAACGCCGTCGGCGGCGCAGTCTCCGCAGCCGGTGCAGGCCTCACCATCAACTGGCCTTACTTCGACGGAGACCTTTCGGCCATTGTCGCTCTTCAGAGCAACGAAGGCGACGAGGTTAACTCGGTCGACATCGACATCAAGAAGGGCACCGCAACCCTCGCGACCTACGCCGCAGGCAACCGCCTCACCATGCAGGTCATCGAGCGCACCGATCCCTCCTACGTGACCGCTCACATGCGCATCATGATGGGCGCCTACGGCACCGAGACCGACTACGCCTTCCAGACCGGTCTCTGGGCCAACGACACCGCTGGCGTCGACTACGACTTCAGCGCAGACACCACCGGCGAGGCTTTCGTCGCCGCAGTCTGGGCCGCAGCTGTCGACGTTGAGAACGCGACGGGCCAGCCCGCCGAGGTCGTCTACGTCAACTCGGCCGTCTACAAGAAGATTGCAGCCTGGTCCTACTTCCAGAGCCAGAACTACAACAACTTCAACGCCTCGGGCACCTTCGATGGCCGCACCATCCGTGCATCCATCATGGGCCTCCCGCTCGTCCTGGCACGCAACTTCGCCACCAACGAGACCCAGGACGCAATCGTCACCAACTCCGCCGCAGTTCGCTGGGCAGAGGACGGACCCCGCACGATTTCCAATGATGTCGCAGGCAACGTGGCCCGCGACACCGCCATCTACGGTTACGGCGTCATCACGCCGTTCACCCCGGCTGGCATCGTCGGCATTTACAACCAGGCTTAATCGCCGCTAAAGAGTAGGGACGCGACAAATGGCACTCGTGACGGGTGAGGAACTAGCCACCGCGCTAGACCTCGACTATGACCCGCCTACGGAGCCTTACGATCAGGTAGCAGCTGCTGCCGACGATATCGTCGCGTCCCTACTCACGGACGGGGCCTACGAACTGGAACCCCCAGCCTGCAAGGAAGCCGCCCTCTCAGTAGCGGTCGAGATTTACCAGGCACGCACCGCCGCAGGTGGGCAGGCCGTGGCAACCGATTTCAGCCCTGGCCCCTACCGCCTATCGGTCTGGATGACGCGCCGCGTTATGGCCCTCCTGGGGCCGTATATGGATGTTAAAGGCATCATCGGCTAATGGCCCTCACCACGGACTCACGAGAGGCCCTTGTCGCGGCATTTACCGGACAGGGCCTTCAGGTCTATACGACAGTTCCCGCTGTGCCTCGGCCTCCAGCCGTCGTAATCATCCCCGATTCCCCGTGGATCACGCATGAGCGTGGAACAGCCCTTGGCTACCGTGTTCGTTGGCGTGTCCTAATCGTTATCAGCCCCCGCAACAATGAGGCGGCAACCCTGGACGTCGAAAATGCTATCGACCTCCTCCTACCTCTCATCCCCGCAGGATTCTCGTGGGATGTCGTAAACCCCCCGCAGCTAAATGATGTGGGAGCGCAAGGCACCGTCTACACCACGGAGATAAACATCTCCGTCTCAATGAAGGAGTAAGAAAATGGCAGTTGTTTCCGTGGCTGGTGCCGCGTTCACCGTCAAGGTCGGCGCAGTCCAGTACGAAGATCAGATCACGACCGGAACGGTCACCACGACCCCCACGATTATCCGCACCAAGACC